TGCTTTTCCTGCCAATCATTGGCGGAATGTGCTAACTCAACAAGCATATTTAGATGCTCTACAAAATGTGCCTAGGCTTAATGAAAACTCAATCTCGAATATTATTGAGATTGTTAGTTTTATTAAGGCTCTGGTTGTAGATCATCGAATCGAAATACCGAAGTCTATCCAGGGGGCATGGTTATCTTATCGATACCAATATGCCACCACCAAGTTGGACGCCGAAGAAGCGATCAGCTTTGTCCATCGACATATGGACTTAGGGGATAGTGACTGGTTTTCGTGTTATGGGATGTCACGGTTTAATTTCCGCGGTATCCCTATAACTTGCCGTTGTGGGTTGAAGATTCGTCCTAAGGATGTGAGTACCTTAGAGAATCTTTGGCGTACGTTATATACGTATGGCCTTCAACCCAATTTCTACGTTTTGTGGGACTCTCTACCTTATTCTTTTATGGTAGATTGGTTCCTACCCGTAGGAAAATTGGCGACCGTTGTGGATGCACAACGGATGTATAGTGGGACGTATTACGATATCCGGGATGTCTGCTTTTCTTTAAGCTATGATAACCCAGAAGGAGTTGCGACCCACCAATACACACGGTGGTATCAAGGCTCACCACCGGCCCTTAACGGCTACTACTTCTTAGAAGAGCAGCCTGTAACTACTAAGGTTCTAGGATATCGAGTCCTAGACGCACTCTCACTGTTTATAAAGTGAGAAGAAAGGAGGAGTCTTATGTCAAAGACGTCCCAGTTTGGGTTCACTAATACTACCGCTGGTAGCCATGATGTGACCCAGGTTGCACTCGGCCTTACGACTAATTATGCCGTAAGCACTGAGAGCGCCGATGTTGCTGTACTCAACAACAAAACAGCTCCGATTGACACGGAAGAAATCGTTACATTCCGGTCAAGGGATATCCAGCAGGTTAATACCAATCTGAATATCCAGTTCCCTTCCCCTGTAAGGAAAGGGATCCAGTATCAGGTTATGGTGGAAGATACTTTATCCACCACTGATTCCGTCGATGCGGATTTCCGCGTTGACGAACCTATTGTAGCCCAGCTTACCATCAGACACCCCAAAAGTGGGAATATCACAAATGCACTGGTGGGGCAGGTATTTACCCGCCTTATCTCTGCAGTTATGAAATCTGATGGGACGTGGCGTTTTGAAGATCTCATGCGCCAGGCTGAGCGACCCGTTGTAGACTAAAGGAGGTCTCAAATGAAAAAGTACTCTATTAGAGGCAGTATGGCCCTCGCCTCGGAGGCAGACATCGATCGTGCTCTTGCGATTGATGCTCCGAAGGTTGCGAATGACAAAGCCGTATATTGCGACAGCAATCGGCTTGGCTACTTTTTAGCCATTAACTCCTGGTTGCTCCTTATAAAGGAGTATAGTCCATTTGGGTGGATGTTCCTGCTCAAAAGGATAAGTGAACTTGGGTTGTTAGAATCAATCCAGTCCATGAGTGCAGTGGGAGACTGCATAGCCAAAGGACTTCCAATTACCGATACGCTGGCTAATACTATAGTCGGGGACTTGCGGCGTACTATTGCAACGCAGCATCGCTCTCCTCGGGCAACCGATAAGAATATCGGCAGGGATCCAATGGCGACAGCTTTATTCCTGTTTCGATTCCTAAAGCGATTTACACCGGTTAATGCGGATAAATTGCTTGCGGAATCAATTTCGGACTTCAAGAAGACAGAAAATAGGATGAAACTGTTTCAACGCACCGTTGTACGCGACCACCGGGATATTATTCCCGGACAGGTACGGCCCTATGGGAGGGATAATCTCTCTTATATAAGGCCTGCGTATATCACCCCGTTCTCTGAATATATAATCAGACGAGCTCGACACTTTATAATGACTTTGGATTGGGACTATGTCCTTACCAAATTTAAAAAGTGTACTATACGGGATGGTATTTTTACTCCTGGTGTTTCTTACGAAGGTGGGTCTTCCCTTCTTAGTAAGTTAACTGTACTAGCGAAGCAAAGGCCAGAGTTCTTCCATGCACCGATGGGTATTCCCTATACGGGTGCGTGGGCGAGCGATAGCATGAAGCTGAAGCCTGATGGGACAGCCTTTAAACCCGTCCGGATTATAGGGGTTCCGAAATCCTATAAGAAAGCGCGGATTGTTGCTCCTGAAGAAGTACAGAGGCAAATAATGGCAAGACGGCTCTTCTCTATAATAGAGGAGGTACTACCGCCAGAGATAAGATTACGGGATCAAGAACAGAACCGCGAGTTATCTCGGCAGGCGTCGTTACGCGGAGACGGGGCTACTTTAGACCTGACTTCCGCATCAGACTGCGTAACACCAACCCTTGTCAGATTGTTATTTCCGCAGGATGTTGCCTCTTTATTTGCTGAACTAACGGCACAGTATTGGACTGAAGACAAGAAGCATTTCAATGTGCTTCATCAGTTCTCAACGATGGGTAATTCATTAACCTTCATTGTCGAGAGCATAGTCTTTTGGTCTATCACTAGTGCAGCAGTCGACTGCTGTGAATGTTTTACTGGGCAGGTTTCCTCCTTCCCGGTAAGCGTTTATGGTGACGACTGCATCGTGCCCCAACCATGGGCTGAAACCTGTGTTGAATGGTTAGAAGCGCTCGGTTTCATAGTGAATCGAGATAAAAGCTTCTTCAGCACAGATAATTTATATAGAGAGAGCTGCGGGGCCGAATGGTTTCATGGTATAGACGTTTCCGTTTATTACTGGCCGCGGCGAACAATTTTGGGTTCCCTTTCTAAGGGGAAACTGCAGCTATCTCCTCGTTTATTCAAGGATACTTATGCAGGGGAGGA